TGTGATGGAGAGTTTATATTATGACAAGTCGTGCTGACAAACGCAAGGCATTTCTTGATGCACTTATTGCAACTGGCAAATCTGAAGTATCGTTGTCAGAAGTGAAAGATGTCGCTGAGAATGCTGGTCTTGCTATCCCTTACTGGTTCACCAATGATGAAACTAACAAGGTCAAACGTGGTGTATATCGTGTTCCTAACGCCTCTGGTGCTGCTCCTGCTATCAGTCTGGCTGCTCAGGTAATACCTTTGGCTAAGGTTGAGAATACATCAGGTAATCGCATTGCTAATGTGACAACTGATCTTGAAATTGAGAATCTGATTCCTTCTCAATATGACAACTATGTTCCTTTTGGCAACTTTGAAGATGTGTTGTCAATTGTGAAATCAAAACAGTTCTTTCCTGTGTTCATTACTGGTCAGTCTGGTAACGGTAAGACCATGAGTATTGAACAGGCTTGTGCCAAAGCAAAACGTAAATTTATTTGCGTATCAATGACACCTGATTCTGATGAAGGTGACTTGCTTGGTAACTATGTACTGATCAACGGTCAGATGGAATGGCGTGATGGTCCTGTGACCGTTGCTGCCCGTCAAGGTGCTGTACTCTGTATTGATGAGATTGACTACGGCGCACAAAACTTGTCGTGCTTACAACGGGTGCTTGAGGGTAAGCCATTCTTGCTAAAGAAAAAGAATGAGTTGGTAGTACCTGCGCCTGGCTTTACTGTGTTCGCTACTGCTAACACAAAAGGTAAAGGCTCTGAAGATGGTCGTTATATGTTTACCAATGTGTTGAATGAGGCGTTTCTTGAACGTTTTCCTAACACAATGGAACAAGAGTTTCCACCTGCACGTATTGAAGAAAAAATTGTCAACAAAGAACTTGATTCTGTTGGTCGTTCTGATGAGACATTTGCCAAAAATCTTGTGACTTGGGCAAATACAATTCGCAATACGTTTGCTGATGGTGGTTGCGATGAAGTTATTTCTACCCGCCGTCTAGTACACATTGTCAAAACTTTCGGTATCTACGGTGATAAGAAAAAAGCAATTGAGTATTGCTTGAATCGTTTTGATGCCGATACTAAGATTACCTTCCTTGATCTGTATACTAAGATTGATGCTGGTATTGACCCTAATGCTGCACCAGTTGTGACTGATGAAGTACCGGTGACTTCCTCTGAAGAACAACCATTTTAAGGTTGTAATTCACTTTTGCCTGAGAGAGTGTTGACACACTCTCTCTTTTTTTATATAATAGTAAGTATGTAGAGAAAAGTCGCCTCTACTTTTTATTTTTTCGTGCGACTAATTTTTATGGAGTAAATTGAATGTCTGCTAAAGAGAAAATCCTCAAGTTCCTTTCTAAGGATGGTCCTTACAATACTTTGACCGCTGCTCAGGCACGTGCCCGTTTTGGTATTGTAAATGTTGGTGCCCGCATTGAAGAACTACGTGCGGAAGGTTACTGCATTTATACCAACAAGAAAACTCTTGCTGATGGTCGTCGCATCACATACTACAAACTTGGTAAACCTACCAAGAAAATGATCGCTGCTGCACATGCAGTTCTTGGTGGTCAGGCGTTTGCCTAAATTAGGCTAAAAACTGGTGGAGTGAGAGCATATATATTATGTGTTCTCACTCTTTTTTATGGATAGATTATGCAAATACAAGTCGATATTGAACAACTAAGAAAAAATAAACTGTTCATTGCCACACCCATGTATGGTGGAATGAATCACGGTCTGTACATGAAATCATGTCTTGACCTTCAAACCGTTATGATTCGTTACGGTATTGAAACAAAGTTTTCCTTCCTCTTCAACGAATCTCTCATCACAAGAGCAAGAAATTATCTAGTAGATGAGTTTCTACGCACAGATTTTACACACATGATGTTTATCGATTCAGATATTCATTTTGATCCGAACGATGTTGTTGCCTTACTTGCACTTGATAAAGATGTAATTGGTGGTCCATATCCAAAGAAGTCAATCAATTGGAGTAATATTGCTGAGACTGCTCGTCGTCATCCAGATTTAAACCCAAGAGAACTTGAGAATCTTGTTGGTGAATACGTATTCAATGTGGTGAAAGGCACACAACAATTTCAAGTATCTGACCCACTTGAAGTGATGGAGATTGGCACAGGTCACATGATGATTAAACGTGATGTGTTCGATAAAATGAAGGATGCTTATCCTCAAATCAAATACAAACCCGACCATGTTGGTCAGGCACATTTCGATGGTTCACGTTACATTCATGCATACTTTGATACGGTGATTGACACAGCCGATTCATGTGTTGGTGGAGGCTCTGAACGTTATCTGTCAGAAGATTACATGTTCTGTCAGATGTGGCGCAAGATTGGTGGACAAGTTTGGTTATGTCCTTGGATGAAGACACAGCATATTGGTACATATGCATTTACTGGCAACATGCCCGCCGTTGCTCAGTATACTGGTAGACTGTGATAGATTACAAGTACAGTGAAGACCGTATTCTTAAAGACATAAAAGAATACGTTGATAAGACATACGGTCAACACTACTCACTAAACAAATTCCAAACTTCAGAATTCATCATTGATTGTGGGCATGGTGAAGGATTCTTTATTGGTAACATCATCAAATACGCACAACGGTACGGCAAAAAGAACGGCTACAATCGTGATGACTTGATGAAAGTTGTACATTATGCTATAATGGCTTTACACAACCATGATTTGACGAGGAAATAAATTATGAAACTTTCAAATGAAACTTTGTCTGTGTTGAAAAACTTTGCTAGTATCAATCAAGGCATTGTTTTCAAACCAGGTAAAACAATTCGTACCATCTCTACACACAAGAATATTCTTGCCGAGGCTGTTGTCTCTGAAGAGATTCCAAAAGAGTTTGGTGTATATGATCTAAACAACTTTTTGTCCGTTCTTTCTCTTCACAAAGAAGAGCCGGTCATTGACTTTGATGAGGCAAATGTACTCATCTCTGGTTTGCAAGGTCGTAGCAAAATCAAATATCGTTTTTGTGCCACTAGCATGATTGTTGCAGCACCAGACAAAAATCTGGAACTGGACAATCCAGAAATCAAGTTTGATTTGAGTGCTGAAGACTTTGATTGGATTCTACGTGCAGCCAATGTTCTGTCTTCACCACATATTGCCGTTGAATCTGATGGAAGCAAAATCTCTGTGACTGCATTTGATTCACAAAATGATGCAGCACACACTGAGTCTTTGGAAGTTTCAAAGAGTAATGGTAACAAATACAAAATGCTCTTCAAAACCGAAAACTTGAAGATGCTTTCTGGTGCTTATGCAGTTACAATATCTTCAAAAGGCATTGCACATTTTAAGCATAAGTCAATGAACATTCAGTATTGGATTGCAACTGAAGCTGGTTCAAAGTACGAAAAAGTTTAAGATATTTTATACATTATGATTTTTGTGAAAGGTGACCATGGAACATCTTCTGTGGACAGAAAAGTATCGACCACGAACAGTGGAAGATTGTATTCTACCAGAACGTTTGAAAGCAACATTTCAAGAATACGTGAATCAGAAGGAGATACCAAATCTTCTTTTGGCTGGTGGGGCGGGCGTGGGCAAGACCACAATCGCCAAGGCCATGTGCAACGAAATCGGTTGCGACTACATGGTAATCAATGGTTCTGATGAGAACGGTGTCGATACGATTCGTGTCAAAATTAAAAACTATGCATCATCTATTTCTCTATCTGGCGGCCGAAAGGTTGTCATTCTAGATGAAGCAGACTATCTAACACCAAACGCACAAGCAATTCTGCGTAATGCTATTGAAGAGTTTGCTGCAAATTGTTCTTTCATTTTCACTTGTAACTACAAAAACAAAATCATTGACCCACTACACAGTCGTTGTGCGGTGATTGAATTTGGTTTGAAGAATGGTGAAAAACAAAAGATGGCTTCTGCCTTCTTCAAACGCATCACACACATACTAGACACAGAGAAAGTTGAATTTGATGAAAAGGTAATCGCTGAAGTAGTCAAGAAACACTTTCCAGATTTTCGTCGTGTTATTAATGAACTACAACGCTATTCCAAACTCGGCAAGATTGATGTAGGCATACTCTCTCAGATTGGTGACATCTCCATCACACAGATTGTCAAACATCTGAAAGAAAAAGACTTTACATCCGTCCGTAAATGGGCAGCAAGTACAGACATTGATAACACGACATTCTTTCGCAAACTCTATGATGCTTTGTATGACATTGCAAAGCCTCAGAGTATACCACAAGCAGTTCTAATTCTTGCTGACTATCAATACAAGCAGGCATTCGTTGCTGACCATGAAATCAATCTTGTTGCTTGTCTGACGGAAATCATGGCGAATGTGGAGTTTAAATGAGTGATTTAACTGCATTTTTAGGTGAACCTCCATTAGAAGCATCAAAAAAAATTTGTAGTTATTGTAAAGTTGAAAAAACTCTAGATGAGTTTGCTTACAAACTTGATCATCACGATAAACGTGATAATCGCTGCAAAGAATGCATAAGAAAACAAGTCAAAACGAGAAAAACTTTAAGAAGATATGTAAGGTCAAGACCAAATATTTGTGAGTGTTGTGGTAAGTCTGTGTTAGAACAGACTAACAACAGAAAGCAAATAGGACTTTTTTTGGATCATGATCATAAAACTGGAGAATTTAGAGGCTGGATTTGTCACGACTGTAATTCTGCTTTAGCAAGAGCCGGAGATACTCTGGATGGTGTTATGAAACTTGTGAAATATTTGGAAAAACATGAAACACGAACAACGAATTGACATATTAGGTAGGATAGGTGAAAAGATTGTTGTGAACTATTTAAATAGTTTAGGACACAAAGTTCAGGAATCTATTGATCATTTCGATCACACAAAAGATATGATTGTTGATGGTAAACATATAGAGGTTAAAACAGAACAACCTTTTGTGGTAAAAAATGCTTTCACTTTTAGAGAAACACAGTTGAGAAAATGTCGTAATGTTGATGAACTGTATTTTGTTTCTATACCCCCTTTGATAAATCCAAAATACAAATGGGGTGGTTGGATTTTCAGTGCTAATCCTAAAACATTCGTTGAGAGTGAAAGATACACAACGAAGTTCGGTCATAAGATGGTAGTGATTCCAATTGAGCAAGAATCTTTGATAGCGGTCAAGAAGTTGACTCAGGAAGAAATT